TTCGGTATTGACGAGCGGTTGCAAATCAGCGAGTCTCGCACTTAATGCAAATGACGAACTGCGCCCGGAGGCTCCCGCTTCTGGGCGTTTCGCGTTTCAGCGCCATCTCTTCCCTGTCGGGCCAACCGACCTCCCTACTAGCCCGGTGTCACGAGATGCCGGGCGTTTTGTTTGGAGCATCCACCATGTTGCACAAAGCCAATGTTCTTCCGCGCAACGAACGCCATGGCTGCTATTGCGGCGGCGTGGTGAATTGGCGGACGGCTGTTGTCCACTACGTGGCAAAGGCAGTTGGTCTTCATGTGAAGATCGAAGGCATGCCGCTGGGCACGAGCCGGAATCTTGACCGCTCTGTTGTCGACGAATGCTCGGTCTCATCGACCGCTCAAGCGCTGGGCTAACACCATGACTAAAATCGTCGTCCCATCGCGCATCCCATCGGCCAAGACTGCTGCCGAGGCCAAGCGCATGATCGCCGCCGCCGAACGCCTCCTCAGGGCCGCAGGGGCGAAGTAGGGCGATATGACCGGACGGCCTTCCTCATTCACGCAGGAGACAGCAGATACGATCTGCGAAAGACTGGCGCTGGGTGAGAGCCTGCGGTCGATCTGCCGCGACGCCGCGATGCCATCGCAGTCGATGGTTTTCAGGTGGCTTTCGGCAAACCAGAAGTTTCGGGAGCAATACGCGCACGCGCGTGAGGTTCAAGCTGATAGCTGGGCCGACGACATCATTGAAATTGCTGACGATAAATCCGCCGACGAGATTACTGACCCGGAAAGCGGGAACAGTCGGTTCAACAGCGAATTTGCCGCGCGGTCCCGCCTTCGCGTCGATACCCGCAAATGGCTGATGGCCCGCATGGCGCCGAAGAAGTACGGCGACAAAATCACTCAGGAGGTCACTGGTGCAGACGGCGCTCCGCTCGTCCCGATCATCAACCTCACCGGACGCCCTGAACCTTCATCTTCATCCTAGGCAATGGGACGCCTTCGAGACTAAGGCCACGGAGTGCCTGTACGGCGGAGCGGCAGGAGGCGGTAAATCGCACCTGATGCGAATTTCCGCCATTGTGTGGTGCACGGCGATACCGGGCTTGCAGGTCTATCTATTCCGCCGTGTGCGGGATGACCTGATCAAGAACCACATGGAAGGCCCCAAGGGCTTCCGCGCCATGCTGGCGGGGTGGGTCAATCAGGGCTGGTGCACGATCGTTGAGGACGAGATTCGCTTCTGGAACGGGGCGAAGATTTATCTCTGCCACTGCAAGGACGAGAAGGACATCTACAAATACCAGGGCGCGGAAATCCACGTCCTGCTGATTGATGAACTGACGCACTTCACCGAGACGATGTACCGGTTCCTCAGGAACCGCGTGCGCATGGTCGGTGTGGTATTGCCGCCGCAGTACGTCGGGCAGTTCCCGCGCATCCTGTGCGGTGCCAACCCCGGCAACATCGGTCATCTGTGGGTCAAGACGACGTTCGTCACCGCCGGTCAGCCGATGGAATTGCGGATGATGCCGGCCAATGATGGCGGCATGTTGCGGCAGTACATCCCGGCGCGGCTCGAAGATAACCCGAGCATGTCGGACGACGATCCGGGTTACGAGATGCGGCTTGAGGGCCTTGGCTCGGCAACGCTGGTCAAGGCGATGCGCTGGGGCGATTGGGACGTTATCGAGGGCGCGTTCTTCGATTGCTGGGATCCACAGCGACACGTTGTCAGGCCGTTCGAGGTGCCTAACCATTGGATGCGGTTTAGGTCTGGGGATTGGGGTTCAGCGCGACCTTTCAGTTTTGGTTGGTGGGCTGTTGTGTCCGACCCTCACCGAGCGGGCGATATTGTTCTGCCGCGTGGTTGTTTGGTTCGATACCGCGAATGGTACGGATGCCAGCCGGGCAAACCAAACACGGGCCTGAAGCTGCACGCTGAAGCTGTAGGCAAGGGAATTTGGGACCGCGAGGAACGCGACCCGAAGCTATCGTATGGGGTGCTTGACCCAGCGGCGTTTAGCGAAGACGGCGGGCCGTCGATAGCAGAGCGCGTTCGGATCGGTTCGGGGAACAAGATTTTCTTTCAGCCCGCCGACAACAAGCGTGTTCCGGCGCGCGGTGCGATGGGCGGCTGGGATCAAATGCGCGGCCGTATGGTCGGCGATGATGACGGCAACCCAATGATCGTCGTGTTTTCGACGTGTGTGGATACGGTCAGGACAGTCCCTGCGTTGCAGCACGATCAGAACAAGCCGGAAGACCTTGATAGCGATATGGAAGATCATGCGGCGGACGACATTCGATATGGCTGCATGTCGCGACCGTGGGTTAAGGCGGCGACAAAACCTCCGTCTCGCCCGCGTGACCGCTGGGACCGCGTTGAGGACGACTCGGCAGATTGGAAAGTGGCATGACGCCTGAAGCTGACAATCTGCTCGACGTTGGCGATCTCTGCCGCATGTTCGAGGAAAGCGAGGACGCGACCTATCAGGCGCGGATCGAATCCGAACGGGATCGCGATTACGTCGATAACAAGCAACTGACGGCCGATGAACTGAGCGCGTTGAAGAAGCGCGGCCAGCCGCCAGTCATCGACAACCGGATCAAGACCAAGGTCGATTTCCTGGTTGGCTTGGAGAAGCAGCAGCGGATCAAACCGAAGGCCTTGCCCCGCACGCCCAAGCACGAGACGGACGCGGACGGCGCGACGGAAGGCCTGCGCTACGTCGCTGAGGAACAGGACTACGACGCCAAGCGCTCCGGCGTGTGGCGCAACATGCTGGTTGAGGGAACTGGCGGTATCAGCGTCTCGGTGCAGGAGGGCATGGATTACAACGGCCAGCCGGGCATTGAGGTCAAACTTCAGCGTATTGCGTGGGATCGGCTGTTCTACGACCCGCACTCATCGGAGTCTGATTTCTCGGATGCCGGGTACCTGGGCGTTGTGGTCTGGCAGAATTACGACGATGCACTAGCGCAGTACGCCGACAATGAGGACGCCAAGGATATTCTCGACACGACGCTGGATGGCGCGCCGAGCGACACCTACGACGACAAGCCGAAGTTCAGTCTGTGGGCGGACAAGAAGCGCAAGCGTGTTCGCATCTGCCAAATTTGGGTGAAGCGCGACAAGGAGTGGCACTTCGCTGAGTTCACGAAGGGCGGCATCCTGAAGGCCGGATCGTCGCCCTACCAGACCGACAAGGGCGAGAGCGACTGTGAACTGGCGTTCCAGTCCGCCTATGTTGATCGGGACAACAACCGTTTCGGCCTCGTGCGCGAAATGATCACGTTGCAGGATGAGGTCAACAAGCGCCGGTCGAAGTCGCTGCATCTGATCAGCGTCAACCAGACCATCTACGAGGAGGGGGCGGTCGACGATATCGATGTGTTCCGGCGGGAGAAGGCCAAGCCTGACGGCACGATGCGGGTCAACGCTGGCGCGCTAAGTGGCAACAAGATCGAAACCATCAGCGGCGCCGAACTCGCAACCGCTCACTTCCAGCTCTTGCAGGAGGCCAAGAACGCCATCGACCTGAAAGGGCCGAACGCGACCGAGATGGGCGACAAGACGCAAGGTTCGAGCGCTGCGTCGGGCCGCGCCATCGTTGCGAGCCAGCAGGGCGGAATGATTCAGATTGGCGACCTGATGGACAACCTGCGCCATCTGGACAAGCGCGTATTCCGAATGATCTGGAACCGCATCCGCCAGTACTGGACGGCCGAAAAGTGGATCCGCGTCACCGACGACGAACAGAACGTGAAGTGGGTCGGCATGAACGTCGATCCCATGCAGATGCAAATGCTGATGCAGCAGAACCCGGAGGCTGCGCAGAAGATCGCCGGCATCGTCGGTAATGTAGCCGAACTGGATTGCGATATCATCATTGACGAAGCCCCGGACAGCCTGTCGCCGCAGCTTGAACAGTTCCAATCGCTGGTTGAACTCAAGAAGTTCGATACCGAGGGCGAGATTCCGTTCAAGTCGATTGTCCGCGCCGCGCCGAACCTGAAGAGCAAACAGGCCATCCTCAACGAGATGGAAGAGCGGGGCAAGCAGAAGGCCCAGCAAGGCCAGCCAGTCGAGCAATTGAAACTGCGCGGTGCAGTCGCCGAAGTGCAGGAAACCGAATCCAAGACCGCCCTGAACCTCGCGCGGGCACAGCAGGCGGGGATGCCACAGCAAGGCGCACCGCAGGACGATCAGTTGCCGCCGGAGCTACAGCACGCCGAGACGCTGGCAAACATCAACGACAAGGCCGCGAGCGCCGATCACAAGCGCGCGCAGGCCGATCATTTGAACCAGGAAACCGCACTCGCGCCGTTCAGGCTGGCGCAGGACGTACGGATTCACGAACAGCAGATGCAGCAGCGTCAGCGCGCACCTGTCTGACCTATCCCGCCGCCGGGGTTACGGGCGTTTGAGACGATGGCTCATTAAACATCGGATGCCGCCGGTCTTCGGGCGTATGTGACCTATCACACGAACAGGAAGCCACATGACCACGCTGGACAACATCTTGTCCGGGCAGGGCGATGCCGTGTCCGACACACCCGCTGTTGAGGAAAACGTAGCGCAGACTGAGCAGGTCGAGGGCCAGCAGGCCGGAGATACCGAGCAGTCGGCAGAAGCCAATCAGGATGGAGCACCGCAGGGCCAGAAGATGGTCCCGCATGAAGCGCTCCACGCTGAGAAGCAGAAGGTCCGCCGCTATACGGATGAGGTTGCCGAGTTCCGGCGCTCAAACGAGAACCTTCAGCGACAAGTCTCCGAACTTATGCAGCGCATTCCTGTGCCAAAGCAGGAACCGCAGCAGGCACCGGATTGGTTTGAAAACCCGGAAGCCGCGACGCAGCACACAGTGCAGCAGGCGGTCATGCCTCAGTTCGACCAACTCTCGCAAACGCTCATGGCGAATGCGCAGATCGTGGCCGGCCTGAAGTACGGCGATGACAAGGTGGGCGAAGCCGAGAAAGCCTTCATCGAGGCTGTTCAAAGCCGCGCACTCGATCCAGCGGATTACCACAAAGTGGTGACCAGTCCTAACCGCTATGCGGCGGCTGTTCAGTGGCATCAACGCCAGCTTGCTCAGAAGGAAATCGGAGACGACCCCACAGCCTATCGGGCCAAGGTCGAAGCCGAGATTCGCGAGAAGGTTTTGGCAGAACTTCAACAGGGCGAAGGCCAACAGCAGACGCAGCAACAGCCACGTCAGGTCATGCCCTCCAATCTCGCAGGCGCTCGAAACATGGGCGCTCGTAGTGGCCCGGCATGGTCCGGCCCGCCAACACTTCAGGACATCTTCGACCGCAACCGCGCCGGGTAAGACCGGGGCTGGTCGGCTGTCCGCTTCCAAAAGGAACTGAACAATGGCTGACACTCGTGTTGCCAGTGGCCTCACTGTCGAACAGTGGGACTCCAAGTACTTCACCGAATACCTCACCGAGAACCGTTATGCCGGTGAGATGGGGACCAATGAAAACTCCATCATCCAGGTCAAAGAAAACCTGATGAAGAAGCCGGGCGACCGGTTGAACTTCGCCCTCGTCAACAAGCTGACGCAGGACGCCATCACGGGCCGCAACGTCCTTGAAGGCTACGAAGAGGACATGGCCTCCCGCTCGTTCGAACTCGCCGTTGACAAGCGCCGTAATGCGGTGCGCGTTGCGGAGATCGACGAGCAGTTCTCGGCCATCGGCCTGCGCGATGCCGCCAAGTCGGTTCTCAAGGATTGGTCGCTCAAGGATACCGAGCGTCTGATTTCGCGAGCGCTCGGCCGCATGAGCAACGGAACTTCGTCGGTTGACATGACCGTTGCGGACATCACTGCGGACGGCGGCACTATTGCCGACGTTTGGCTGTCCAACAACAGCGATCGTGTGTTCTTCGCCAACAGCGCCTACGCGGCATCGTCCGGCGATCTTTCGGCCGGCCTTGCCACTCTCACGAAGGGCACTGCGGCCGAATTGCTGACGACCGCGAACCTGGACACGATGAAGTTCATCGCACTCAATCGTGCCAACCCGAAGATTCGCCCGATCCGGGTCGAAGCGAACGGCCGGCACTACTTCATCGTTTACGCGCACCCGCTGGCGTTCCGCGATCTTCAGTCGAACGCGGCCATCCAGCAGGCGCAGCGTGAAGTCCGGCTCGAAATGGAGAACAACCGCCTGTTCAAGGGCGGCGATCTCCATTGGAACGGAATGATCATCAAGGAAGACTACGACCTTTATGAGTATTCCACCTTGACCGGGCTGGGCGACACGTCAACGGTTGCTCCTGTCTTCCTGTGCGGTGCGCAGGCAGTCGGTGCGGCCTATGCGAAGCGCTGGACTTCGAAGGAACAGACCTTCGACTACGGCGACAAGCGCGGCGTCGCAATCGAGGCCATCTACGGCATCGACAAGATGCGCTTCGGCACCGCCGCCGGTAACGACACCGGCACTCCCAAGGACCATGGCGTTGTGACTGGCTTCTTCGCCAGCTCGACCGACGCGTAAGGAGAGACGACAATGGCAATCGGAACTGTTTCTTCTGCTCAGGTCGCAACCGGTAAGCCGGTCGCTGGTCATGGGTTCGCCGGCAATCTGAAGGTGGCTTACGGCACCTACAACATTGGCTCTGCGGTTGCGCAGAACGATGTGATCCAGATGTGCCGTACCCCGAAGGGCGCCGTCGTTCTTGACGTGGCTATTTTCGGCGCTGACATCGATACGGGCACGGAAGCGCTCGACTTCGATGCTGGCTACGCCGCAAACGGCTCGGACTCGGCGGACACCGACGCGTGGGGCGTGTTCGTCAACGTCACGGGCGACGGCATCGGCAACGATACCGCTGGCGTTCGGCTGTTCGGCGGTGGCGTTCTTGCCTCCGGCGGGCCGAAGACCTTGGCGGCCGAGACTGTGCATCAGATCCTGTTCAATGCTGCGGCGAATGCTGGCGGCACGGGACGGCTGACGATGCTGGTCTACTACATCATCCCCTGACGACTACGGGCGGCCTCCGGGCCGCCCTTTCTCTTTGCGGGGTGAGCCATGTCCTCCACCAAGACCGCCGATAATCTCGTCTATGAGGCTGCGGGAATCCTCGGCAAAGCCATGGCCGGTGAGGCCCTGGGCGATGTCGAGTACGACACCATAGACGGGAATATCGATCCGGTTCTGGGTGAGATCGAGGACATCGTTTACGTCGGGGACCGGGACGAAATCCCGAACCGATACTTCCAGACCATTGCAAGGCTTGTCGCGATCCACTCTGCGGCGAAGTTCAGCAATGCTCCGGTCGATCTGGCGGCGGTGATGCAGCACGAGCAGCGGTTGCGCCAGCTCGCGGCGGGCCAGCCGACGTATCAGACGCTGAAGACTGAATACTTCTGATGGCGGACCTCAACCTCGCGCGGCTTGGTATGTCGCCGCTTCCGCCACAGGACCAGCCAAGTTTAGCGAACCTTGGCCGGTACGGGCCGCGTGAGCTGCCAAGCGGATACAACACGCAACTGCCGCTGATGGATGAATTGCAATTTCGCGGCTGGCTTCAGAAAAACAACGTCCCATTCGACCCGAATGCGGGTGCGACGGACTATGACATGCGAGGTTTTTATCAGGCGGCGCAACAGCAGCAGCCGAACGTGCGAGCGTCGGTAAACCCTGTGGACCAACGGATCCACTATCCAGACCGGTTTAAGACTCCGATCCATCAGTCATTCTCGAATGAGAGCCAATGGGCCGGTCCGAACGCGCCGCAATGGATCGACGAGGCCAGGATGGCGGCTCCGAACGGTCGCATTGTCTTTGATGAGCGCAATCGATGACCGACGTGCCGTTTCCGATCATCTCGGCTCCGGGGCGTCATCCTCAGACGAGCGGCGGCCGGCTAGTCAACTGCTACGCCGAAAAGTTGTCGGCAACGGCGGGCAAGCAGGTCAACTATCCACGCGCGCCGGGCCTGAAAGCGTTTGCGACGTTGAGCGGGGACAATTTCCGTGGCGCGTTGCAGGTCGTCAACACGCTCTATGCGGTCGTCGATGATGTGGTGTTCACAATCGACGAGGATGGGACGGTTGCTCAGTTAACGGGCGATCCCGTTCCGGGCACCGCGAAAGTGTTCATGGCCCGCAACAACGCGGCCAACCCGGATATCGTGATTGTGTCGCCGGGTGATGGCGCCGTGATAATCACGGGCGGCGCGGTCGATGAATACCCGGACTCCGATGTGGGGCAGCCGAACTCGGTCGTGTTTCTCAAGGGCGTTTTCATTTTCACCTATGGCGACGGGACGGTTCGCAACTCCGGCGTCAACGCCACCAGCATCAACACGCTGGACGTAGCATCGGCCGAGAGCAAGCCAGACACGCTCTACCGCCCGATCCCGCTGGGCAATGGTCAGCTTCTCTTGGTTGGCTCGTCGTCGATGGAAGTCTGGGGCGGCCAGAACGATACGGGCTTTTTCTTCTCGTATATCGCGACCATCAATCGCGGCATCGTTGGGCCTTATGCCATTGCAGGCCATGAGGACGGCTTTGGGAAGGGCATCTTCTTCGTTGGGGACGACTTCAAGGTCTACACGCTGAACGGCTACACGCCGTCGCCTGTGTCGTCCACGGACGTTGAATTGCAGATCGAACGCGAGCCGGACAAGGCGTCAATCAGCGTCTCGGTCTTCGTCGCCAACGGTCACGGGTTCGTGGCAGTGCAGGGTCCGACATGGTGCTGGGTCCATGAGACGGACGGCGGAACGTGGCACGAGCGCGAGAGCTATCTTGAGACGTATTGGCGTGCGACGTGCCCGGTCAAGGCGTTCGACAAGTGGCTGTGCGGGGATCTGAAAACCGGCGACCTGCTTGAGATCGACGGCAACACGCAGGACGAGGTGGGCGACCCGCTGAGGATGCGGATTGAAACCGGATCGCTGGGAGCGTTCCCGAAAGCGCTGCGGATCAACAGCATCGAACTCTATCTGACGAAGGGCGTCGGCATCGCAACGGGTACTGACCCGGTGCAGACCGATCCTGACATTGAAATTTCCATCTCGCGCAATGGCGGCCAGACGTGGAGTAGCCCGCGCGCCGTCAAGGTCGGGCGACAGGCTCTTACGGCCGGCCGCGTTCGTTCTTCGATCTGGGGGCAATGCGACGTGCAGGGCGTGCGCTGGCGCTTCGATGAATCCAGCAACGTCCCGTTCGGCTTCATGGGAGCCGACATGCTTTCGGACACGCTGCGATGAAGATCATTCTGCCCGGCTACGACGTGCCGATGATGCTTCAGGGCGGTGTGATCAATCCAATTTGGTACGAGCGCCTGCAAGCCCTTGCGAACAAGGTCAACAAACTCGATGCGCGCGGTCTTCTCGATGCGCCTGATGTGAACAACACGACACCGATCACTGACGGCCAGGTTCTCGTCTGGGACGACACTGACGGCGTTTTCAAACCCGGCACGAACTAAGGTTTACTGACATGGCTGGATTATTCGACAATCTGTTCGGTGACGGCGCGCAGGGCGACGCTGCGCGAGAGAACAAGGGCCTGTATCAGAACTATTACAATCAGGGCCAAGGATATCTCGACGCTGGCTATGCTGGTGCCAAGGGCAATCTCAATAAGGCTGTGGGTGCCTTCTCGCCGTTAGCCGCGCTTGGCACGAAGTACGGCGCAGGCACCGACCTTTATCTGAACGCGCTCGGTGTGAATGGCGCACCTGCCGCCCAGCAGGCGCAGCAGTCGTTCACGACCAGCCCTGGATATCAGCAGGGCATCGACGCCGGGATTGACGTTCTCAATCGTCGCCGCGCGGCAGGCGGGATGCTGAACTCTGGCAACGCCGATATCGACGCGCTCACCTTCGGCCAGAACCAACAGAACCAGCAATACAATGGCTGGCTGGATCGGCTAGGCGGTCTGGTATCGCCCGAACTGTCGGCAACGGCCGGCGCGGCAACAGGGCAGGCGGCGGGTTATGGCTCGCTCGCCAATCTTGACCTCAACAACGCGACCAACAAAATCGGCCTGCTCGGCAATTTTACGAGCGGCACGGCGGGCGCGAACAACCAACAGGCAGCGGCGGAAACGGCGGGGGCGAAGAACCTGCTCGGCTTCGGCATGAACCTCGCTTCGCTGGCGGCTGGTGGGTTCGGCGGTGGCGGTCTTGGATCAGCGCTCGGCGGCGGGGGCGGTTCGCTCGGCGGCCTCGGGCTTGGTGCAGGCGGCGCCGGCATGACTACTGGCCGGCTTTACTGAGGGGCTTGATAGATGGCCGTTCCGACACTTCAGATCCCGGGCTACGCCGCGCCGACGACGAGCGACTTCTCGCCGTTGGCTAATCTCGGCAAGACCTATCGGGAAGCCGAGAACCGCCAAACCTTAGCCGATCTCGGCAGGGGGCTTTCAAACGGATCAATCGATTATCGGCAGGCAGCGGGCAGGCTTGCCTCAACTGGTAATCTGAGCGGCGTTATGTCCCTGTTACAGCTTGGCGAAGCGAAGGACAAACTCGCGCGGGAAGCCGCTGCGTCAAACGCCTTCACGGCAAGCCTTGGCCCGATGTTGGGAGGCGCACCCCAACAGGCACCAGCTACACAGCCGGGCGCCGCTCTTGCCGGTCCCACTGTTCCCAATGATAGCAACGCATTGCCGGGGCAGGCGGGTATGAATTTGCGCCTTGCTGATTTGTCGCAGGATTTCATTCAAGATAATCCCGGCACTTATCAAAGCAGCGGCGTTCGCAGCACAGCAGATCAGGCGCGGCTTTACGCTGACCGGGCGAACAATCCGAATCCGGTTGCACCTCCCGGCACGTCCCGTCATGAGCGCGGGTTGGCGGTCGATATCGGCGGTATGTCGCCCGAGCAGCGCGCGGCGCTTTCACAATACGGCCTTTCCCAGCCTGTCCCGAATGACCCGCCGCACGTCGAACTCGCCCAGAGCCAATCGGTGCCGCCCGTGCAGGTGGCGTCAAATGGGTCGGTGCAGATTCCGGCGCAGTCTCCGCAAGGCGCGGGTATTGGGGCGGCCCAAATTCCCGCGCTGCTTTCGGCCATGTCGAACCCGAACTTGCTGGCGGCTCAACGCGACATCGCCAAGACGCTATTCACGCGCGCGCTGGACGAAGCAAAACCGTCCGAGAAGATTCGAACCCTGCAAGCGATCAAGGCCGAAAGCGGCTATCAAGGGACAATTCTCGATCTTGAGAAGGAAATCAAAGCGGCCGGCAAGACGACCGTAAACGTCGGTGACACGGCTGACACTGCTTATGCCAAGCAATCAGCCAAAGATTTCGCGGAGATGAACCGCAAGATGATCGAGGGTGCGCAGCAGTCGCGCATGAAGCTCGGAACGCTGTCGCGCATGGGCCAACTTCTGTCTGATCCAAACATTTACACCGGTACGGGCGCTCAACAGGTCCTCTCCGCAAAGAAGCTGGCGAAAGCCATCGGGGTTGATGTGGGTGATGTCAGCGGGCCGGAAGCTATTCAAGCGATCGGTAATCAGTTCGCCCTCGAACTTCGCAACCCGGCTGGCGGCGCAGGTATGCCGGGCGCCATGTCGGACAAGGACCGCGAGTTCTTGCAGGCGAGCGTGCCGGGCCTCGGTCAAACACCGGAAGGTAACCGCAAAATCGTTGACTACATGAAGCGTGTTGCGCAGCGGTCGCTTGATGTAGAGCGTCTTAGGCAAAGTTACGTTCGTGACAATAAGCGTCTTGATGACGGATTTTATGAGCAACTTGAGAAGTTTTCGAACGCTAATCCGATGTTCCCGGAAGCCGCCCAGCAGGGTGCCGCGCAGGCGCCATCACAGGCTGCCCCGCGCCGAGCGCCGGATGGAAATATGTACGTCCCTGATCCGAACCGCCCCGGCAAGTATCTGATGGTGCAGCCCTGATGGCGACACTTGTCCCTGTCGATCACGATCCGTTTGCTGAGCAGCCGCAGAGCGGCGGTGTACGAACCGTGCCGGGTCAGGACGGCGGGCCGACGCGCGTCATCATGGATATGTCTACCTCAAAGCAGCCAAAGCTTGTCCCGGTGGATCATGACCCGTTTGCTCCAAGTCTGGCAGACCGCGTGATCGGCCTCGGCAAGTCTTTGGATGCCGGTGTCGCCAGAGGTGTTGCTGGGCTTGGCGGCCTGGTGGGCGATCTGACAAACCACGGTGCATCAGCAATCGGGTCGGCAACAAACTTTGTCGAGCGGCATCTTGGGTTGCCGGAAACGCCAGTCCCAGATCGTTCGAACTCGGTCCTTAGCAAGATTCCCACGAGCGCCAGTCTGCAAGAAGCTATACAGCGTCAATTCTATAATGGCGAAAGCCCCTACGAACCTAAGAACAGGGGAGAAAAATTCGCCCGCACTATAGGTGAATTCGCACCAGCCGCTGTCGGCGGCGTCGGTGGTGCCATTCAGCGGGTCGCCCAAGTGGTCTTGCCTGCCGTCGCAAGCGAATCCGCCGGGCAGCTAACCGAGGGAAGTGCGGCCGAGCCGTATGCTCGTTTTGCTGGCGCACTTGCGGGCGGCGTCGGGGCTGCACTTGCTTCACGCCCCAGCACAGCGGCGGCGGCTATTCGCCAGCAATTACCAGAGGGCGTCACGCCCCAAATGGTCGATCAGGCGCAGACCCTGATGACACAGGCCCGGCAGCAGGGCATCGATCTGGCGTGGCCGGAAGCGCTTTCTCAAGTGGCGCAGCGTCCGGTTTTGACAAATACAATGCGAAGCCTTGAGGGCGCACCGCAGACCGAAGCGCAGATGTCGGAATTTTTCGCCCGGCGACCGCAGCAGGTGGAGCAAGCTGCGCGACAGCAGTTTGACCAATTTGCGCCGGTTAATCCCGCTCCTAGTACAATTGGCCGTCAGGTCGGCCAGGCCGCCGAAGGCGAAATTACGGATACTCGGCAAGCCATCAATGCTGCGTCGCAGCCATTCTATGATCGCGCTTCGCTGACCCCGATTTCGGCAACTGACATGGCGCGGGTTCGAGCCGTTCCTGGATATGAGATTGCGCGCCGAGCTATCGCCAATGATCCTCAACTTGCGCGGTATGTACAGGGACTGCCTGAAAACAGCGTCGGCTATGTGAACGAGATTAAGAAATATCTCGACACAGCAGCAGAGAATGCGGCGGGGCCGATGAATGCCCAGCGCAATATGCAGCGCTCGGCAGGTTTTGGTCAGGACGCTACGCTGATGCGGCAGACAGGGATCCGTAATTCAGCGGATTATGAAACCGCGCTCGCGATTCAGACGCAAGGGCGGGAACAGTTCTTGCAGCCCCTGCTTGATGGCTACATTGGAAAACTGGCGGCGCGAGATACGACAACCCAGAACGCCATCAACGCACTATTCCCGAAAAACCCACTGCCAAACTCTCAAGCCGAAATCGCGGATACTGTAGGTCGTCTGGCGCAGCGCAACCCGCGCGCCGCTTCCGATCTCGTCAGGGCTCATGTCGAAAGCACGTTCAATCAGGCCGCGAAGGACTTGCAGACCGGCGCCAATCAGGCGGGCGGCGCGAAGTTCCGCACTCAGCTAATCTCAAACCCGCAACAGGAAGCCAATCTACAGGCTGCCGTTGAAGCGCTCCCAAATGGTCAAGCGCGCTGGACTGGATTTAATCGTTTTCTCGACATTCTCGAAGCCACAGGGACACGGCAGGGTATCGGCAGCAAAACGGCTTACAACGAACAGTTTTTCAAGGAAGCAGCGAAAGGCGGGATCGCTGGCGATGTGGTGAAGACCGGCGCCAACCCTCTCAGCATGGGCCAACGGTTCGTTGATCGGTATCAACAGTGGAAGTTGGGCCGCAATCTAGGGCAGCTTGCGGATATTCTGACCAATCCGGGGTCTGGCAATATGCTCCGGGCCATCGCCAGCGCGCCGAACCAAGCCGCTGCTCGATCCGTCGCGCTCCGGCTCGTCACGTACAACAACGCCTCGCGGCGTTCTGAGCCAGTCAACAAATCTAGCAAGTAGGCCAGTGGCGAGCCACGCGATGAACATCGCTATGGCGCCCGGGGCCAAGCCGAACTCGTCAGGATTATCGACCATGCTACGTGCGCCCCACAGCGCAAGCAGCGCAACGACGGCCTGAAACGCATACCACCCTAGTTGTCTTCTCATCCAGTTCTCCAAGCCGTCCCTCGGGGCGGCTTTTTCTTTGGGGCATCCGATATGTTCAAGCGACTGCTCATAAGTCTGGCGATTCTAACCGGTCTGGCGTTCCCGGTCCATGCCGCCGGGACGCTCCCGGGCTTTTCGTTAACGCCGCAGTTTGACGCCCATGGGAACGTCGCGCCGGGGTGCAAACTCTATGTAATCCAGGCCGGGACGACATCGACCCCCCAAAACTCCTATCAGGATAGCGGCCTAACCAATGCGCTGCCGAACCCCTTGGAGTGCGATGCTTCGGGGCGTCTGCCGCAATTTTACCTCGCTGATGGACAGATCAAGGTTCGGCTAACCGACAAAGACGGCGGTCAGATTTTTGTCGGTGACAACCTGCTGGTAATCGGCCCGAGTTCTGGCGGTGGCGGTGGCGGCGGCGACGTTGACCCAACAACCATTTTCGAAACCGGAGCAATCAAGGCCAAGTATGGCACCGGTTCGTTGTCTGGCTGGGTGCGCATGAATGGCCGAACGATAGGCTCGGCTACGTCCGGCGCGACTGAGCGGGCAAACTCGGACACGCAGGCTCTGTTTGAGTATTTGTGGGGTGCCGACAGCAACCTTGCGGTCAGCAGCGGCCGGGGCGCGTCTGCTGCGGCAGACTGGTCCGCGAACAAGACGATTGCACTGCCTGACGCGCGGGGGCGAGCGTTGGCGGCTCTTGACGACATGGGCAACAGCGCGGCTGGCCGATTGACCACAGACTTTTTCGGGACGAGCGCAACTGTCCTTGGGGCGGCTGGCGGGTCAGAGAAGCACACGCTTACGAAGGCAGAGTTGCCGGTTGTCACGCCGACCGCGACCTCGGTGTTCACACCGGCCGGAACGACATTCATGCAGAGGTCAGCCACGGCCGCTTTCAATGTTGGCGCGGACGTTACCATCCGCACCTCCAGCGTAGATGGTATTCCGACCGGCACGGTTGCAACAACTATAGCGCCATTCGGTAGCGGTGATGCTCACGCCATCGCGTCTCCGATGTTGCTTGTCACCATTTACGTAAAGCTTTGATCATGGGCATCTCAATCACCGAAAGCGCCGTCAGTAATCGTGACTGGAAGGCCCATGTTGAATGCACGGATGAGGATACCGGCGATCTCATCGATTTCACAGGCGCGTTCATTGCCATGGCTGTTGAGGATTCCAACCAATGTCAGAAAATTTTGGCGACAACCGACAACGGCAAAATATCCATAATTTCTCTTGGGATATTCGAACTGAGCATCCCGTATTCTGAAATGACCATGCCTCCGGGCAGCTACGATATAGGTGGCTATTACCAAGTAAACGGCGAGGTAGTCGATATCTTGGAAGGGACCATGTCCGTTCGACGCGGGATACCCAAGCCATGACCATTCCCGTTATCAAGGTAAAGGTCAGGCGAAAATCCGTTATAAAAACCAAGATGGACGTTCGCTTTCCGGCTCGGGCTGACGGCGGGACCGGCATTGAGATTACCAAGGCGAACGGCATTTACACGATCGACCTCGATTTCCTTGAGTTTGGCGAGACGACGATCTTCAACCCATCGGAAGAATTTGTTGCGGTCGTCAGCGCGGACGGTGAATACCAACTCCTTTCCATCGCCACGCTCATCAACAACCCGACCACGACGATTCAAACTGTCACAGAAGCGGGAGACATCAACGTCGGGCCAAATGTCCAGTTGCTTGTCATGAACAGGACGGCGGACGAAAGCCCGAGTAATATCGTGTTGCCGCTGTCATCCGCCAAGGTGGGCAAGATCAAGATAGTCGATTGGAAGGGAAATGCAGGCACCTATCCGCATACGATCAGCCTGCAAGGCTCTGACGAATTCCAAGGTGGATTGACCGAATGGACGCTCGGCGGCGACGGCGCGTCTGTCGTGTTCGATCCGATTCCCGGCACAGGATACGCGGTGTAAAATGAAACTTCTTCGCTTTCTCGCGGTCGCTTCGGTGGCCTTTTTTGTTGTCTCGTCCGCCTCGGCTCAGACCAGCGGCACTGTGACCAATCATGCATTTGCCATCGGCAAGGGCGCCGGTCAAACCGGGTTCACGTCGCTGCTCTGCGCTGCGACGCAGCTTGCCGTGGGCCAGACCTCAGCTAACCCGGCCTGCAAGACGCTCTCGGGCGATATGACGATGGATGCGGACGGTGTGACCGCCATCGGGGCCAACAAGGTCACGAACGGGATGATGCGCCAGTCAGGCGCGTTGTCGATCATCGGCCGCTCTGCGAACTCGACCGGAAACGTTGCCGACATTTCTGCCGTCGCCGGGTCTGGCTGCGCCTTCCGCGAGGCGAGTAACGTTGTCGGCTGCGGCGAACTGGCAACCGCTGCGCTCGGGGTGAACATCGTCACCAACGCCAAGCTGGCGCAAATGGCGAACGGCACCACGAAATGCCGGACTACCAGCGGGACAGGTAACGCCGAAGACTGCACCGCGTCGCAGATGCGGACGCTGCTGTCGCTGGTCGTTGGGACCAACGTGCAGGCATGGGATGCTGATCTGGATGCGTTTGCGTTAAAGACCGCGCCTGCGGGCGCTGTCGTTGGGACAACGGACGCTCAGACGCTTACGAACAAAACACTAACGTCGCCAACGCTGACTACGCCGTCGCTCGGAGTTGCGACCGCGACCAGTGTCAACAAGGTTGCGATCACAGCCCCGGCGTCGTCGGCCACTCTGACGATTGCCAATGGAAAAACACTGACCGCGAATAACTCGCTGACGCTATCTGGCACGGATTCCACCACGATAACGTTCCCGTCATCGAGCGCCACAGTCGCCGCGCTCAATCTTGCCAGTCAGACTTTATCCGGCGGTGCTAACGTGACGCCGCAGTCACTCTCGACCGGCTCGATTACAGCCGACTGCGGAACGCGATCGATCCAATATATCACGGGCGCAACCAGCGCATGGTCCATTACGGCGCCAACATCGGATGGGTCTTGTTACATCCTGCTCACCAATGCTGCGTCGAGCGCGGTGGCCCCGACCTTTTCCGGCTTCAGCATCGGGTCAAACACCGGCTCGCCTCTTACAACGGTTGGGTCTGATAAATTCACCATCTCGATCTGGCGCATCAACGGCGTAGCCGGATACTCGATCTTCGCGCACCAGTGAGCTTTCGCATGGCCTCTTTGTTGAAGATCGTGCGGCAATTTAGCCGCGCGCTACTTTTCCCGCTATCGCTATCGGTTGCGCTGATGTTTGGCGCGCAGGTTCGCGCTCAACTCGGCCCATTGCCGGGAATGGCTCTCCTACAACCATTCCAAACATCGGGGACGCCTGCGGCTCTCGACTGCTCTGGCGGCACGATCACCACGTCGGGTAGTTATCGGATCCACACATTTACTTCTTCGGGGACACTTTCCTGCACCGGCTACGGTTCAGCTGATTATATCATTGTCGCAGGCGGTGGCGGCGGCGGTGCAAGCGCGGGAGGAGGTGGCGGCGCGGGAGGGCTGATTTCTGGAAGCGACAGCTTATCATCTGTTTCTTATCCGATAACAATCGGCTCCGGCGGTGCGGCCCAAACTAGCGGCGGCAACTCCACGTTCAACGGGTTGACTGCTATTGGCGGCGGCGGTGGAGCCGCCGTCACTCCCGTAAGCGGCGGATCGGGCAACGGCGTTCGAGGCGCTACGGCAGGCGCGGGAACGGCAGGTCAGGGTCATGACGGTGGCACCTCGGCTTATACGTCTGGCTCAGGTGTAGCTTCGGGCGGTGGCGGCGGCGGTTGCGGGTCTGTTGGCGGGAACGGCGCGTCCGGGAAGGGTGGCACGGGCGGCGCTGGTTGTTCTTCGAGCATTACCGGAACTACGGTGATGTATGCCTGCGGCGGCGGCGGAAGCGTTTATGTGAATCTCACCGGCAGCGGCGGTGTGGCTGGTGCCGCTGGCTGCTCGACTGCTGGCGCTGCCAACATCAACGGGTCGGGGTCATCGGCAGCGAACGGCTTTGGGGGCGGTGGCGGCGGCGGCCTGCTGTCGAATAACGGAGGATCATATGGCGGTGGCGCTGGGGGGGATGGCACAGTTATTATTAGATACCTGCCCTAGCGGCTCATCGGCTGACACGGGCATGACCTTGAACAAAAACAGCGTGCCAATCGGACTAACGCTGTCGGTTCACTGATCGATCACCACGACATTACCGAAAGATACTCGTCTATCTCGGCTTGCGTCGGCTCTCGATATTGCCACTTGCCGTTGATCTTCCGGCGCATGAGTTGTCCGCTCGCCTTCTCGCCATTTGGCAGGGTGGTCACGCTAAAAAGAGCGAAGTGCATGCGCCATTCATGGTCGGGCTGTTTCATCAAACGCTCCCGTCAAAGTGCTTTTTCCGTTGAAGCGGTGAAGGCTCGTCGTCAATTTCGCCTGCGCCTACGCGATCAATGAAAAACGACCAGATAAAGCAGACGATTCCCGCACAAAATAGAACAGAGCCCCACTTCATTGAAACAGTGTTTCTGCGGGCATCCCCGCTGCTGGGTCGTGTAGCCGATAACGATCATTCCACATGGCGTAAAAGAACAGTACCGCGCCGGAGACGATAAAGACGAGTGCGATCCGCCTCAAGAGCGGCCCTGACCTCGGTTTGCAATCTCGATCCATTTTTCACCTCAGCCCACGCACATCGTAGCACGACATAACGGGCAGATTCAGCACCCGAATACCTCACGGAGATTTACTCATGCCCAACGCTGCCCCGGCGGCGCTATCCGCGCTGCCTGCTCAATACCGCTGGCTCGAGAAAGAGCAGGGGCCCCGGATGCTGCAAGAGGCTCTGGCTCTATTCGGCACGCTGGAAGCGCCGGGATCGAAGGATAACCCGGCCATCCTCGCATGGGCTGCTGAGGTCGGTCTGTCCCGTACCTACAGCCACGATTCCATTCCCTGGTGCGGCCTGTTCATGGCTGTGGTCGCCAAGCGCGCTGGCAAGCAGGTGGTCGATAGTCCGCTCTGGGCGCTGTCATGGGCCGACTTTGGCAATCCGGCCAAGGCTCCGATGCTCGGTGACGTGTTGACCTTCAAGCGCAACGGCGGCGGACACGTCTCGCTGTACGTCGGGGAGGACGCCACGGCGTTTCACTGCCTTGGCGGCAATCAGTCTGACAAGGTTTGCATCACCCGGATTGCGAAGTCGCGGCTCTATCGGGCCCGGCGTCCCGCTTACAACGTCCAGCCGTCGAACGTCCGCAAGGTGCGGCTCGCGGCCAACGGCAAACTCTCGACAAACGAAGCTTGACGACCGCGCGCGGGCGGCCTCCCGCGCATCACATGGAGAACTGACGTGAACACCAACCTGATTCACAACGTCCTGAATATCGCGATGATCGTCGTCGCCGGTCTTGCCGGTTTCGATTTCGTCGGCCTCGGCATCGACCCTGCGCTTGCCGCCAAGATCGTGACCGGGCTTGGCACGCTCAAGATGATTATCAACGTCATCCGTGACGGCTTCGCTGGTCTGGTCAAAGAACAGCCGCCCGTCCAGTGAACGCAACCTCCATCCTTGGGATCATCTCTGCGGTTCTCGCCATCGTGAAGTTCTTTGTTGAGTACGCTCAGCAGCAGAAATGGATCGATGCCGGGACCGCGCAGGCAACCTTGAAAGGCTTGCAGGATGCAAACGACGCCATCCAACGGGCTGCGCAGGCTCGTGAGCTTGTTCGGCTCAATAATGCTCGCGACCCT